GATTGTCAGGCATTTCGGATTCTCCCGGCCCCGGTCTAAGTGCTTGCGGGGGCGATTAAACTTTCTGCGGCACGCTACGCCATGTGCTTAGAAGATCGGCGTCAATGTCTTTGGGCAGATCGTCCTTGCTCTGGCGGTTGTACACAGGCGCGGTCTCTGTGGGTACGCTTTCAGCGGGCAGATGATAACGGGACCGGACATCCCGCTCGATCTCTTCACGCTGTTGCTTCTTCCACTCTTCCTGCGCCTTCCCTTCCCGTTCTTTGACTCTGGGCTCGATCCACTTTTCGTAGGCCGCAACCAGGGGCAGGTTCTGCTTCATTGCCAGTTCATCGATGGCCTGTAGGTCAGGCTCTTCCTGGAAACGGGCAACGTGGGAAGCGGTGATCTTGGCAGTGTCTTTGAGGACACCGGCAAAACGGATTCCCATGTCCTGCTGCATGCGGGCCAGATCCTCGCGACTGACGTATTTGGATGCGTCGAAATCGGGAGGGGCCCCACCCCGTTGCATCTGCTGCTGGGCTTGAGCCAGTTCCCCCAGCACACGCTGATACTCCGCATTCGCCGCCGGATACCATTCCTTTTCGAGCTTGTCGATACGGGACTGGGCGGCGGCTGCGCGTCCTACCTGCGCGTTGTAGTCTTCAGTGGCGGTCTTGACCAAGCCGTTGAGCTTGGAGGAGACCTTCTCGTTGTTGTACAGCTTCTCCATGGCAGCGGTGATTTCAGCATCAGTCAGCCCTGCTTCAGAGAAGGTTTGAACCATGTATTCGCGGAATGAGTTCACATTGCACCTTGCGGCGGTGATGGGAGCGCAGTCGGATTCTGACCCATCCCAGTGATCGCAGGACCAGTGGGACCGCCAGAGGGGCCGCTACTTGCATCAGCACCAATTGCTTGTGGAACTGCCGTGCGCAACTGAGAAATCATCTGGGCGCACATTGGGAGAAGGCTAGGGACCGAGGTCGCCAGCGTCTTCAACCCGTCTTCAATTTGCTTGAGTGCCGCAATCGTCGGCGGCATGCCACCGGAGAAAGCGGAACCTGTTGGAGGTGGCGCACTACCGCCGGATGGCTTCTGATCCGTGATCTCTGTGGGTAGTGGGGGCAGCGAGGATGGCATCTAATACCTGCTGGGCTTTTTGGTTTTTCCGAAGGGGGTTTTGGTGGAGGAGGGCTTGCTCATGACCGAGCCTTGTTTGGCCGGACTCTTCATGCCGGACTCCTGCTTCTCTTCGGCTGACTTATTGAATGCCATAGATACAAGCGAATATAACGGTCAAGTATGAAACTGGAAAACTTAAACAGACAGAGTAAGTTTCGTTACAACGAATGCGGTGGGGGCTATTTGGCTTTCTTCCCGGTCAAAAGCGATACCTGCTTCATGTTCACCGGAGGAGCCTGGGGAGCCGGTGGAGGAGTGGACCGGATGTACTGGCTTTCCAGCCAATCCGGGGAATTCGCTTCCAGGTAGAATCCATTCTTCGGGTACTGGTTCCGCATCATCTGCATGTACCTGTTGAATGACTCCTGCATCACCGGACGCATTGGAACCACATCGTTGGGGTCGGGCTTGAAGTCTGCGGGCCGCTGTAGATAGGGGATCTGATCGCTCTTGCTCCCAGGCCGGATGGTAGTTTCACTGGGGGCCGGGGGAGCCGCCCGAGAGAACAGATAAGCCGGGGCTTCATACTGCGGGCTGCTACCGACTGGAGAATCTGCCGGGACTGTCCTCAACCAGTTTTGGAATGCCGCTTTGGGGACCATCTGCTCTGGAGCCAGTCCGTTGTTGAGCATCATCTGGCCAGTGTGAATCCGCTCATGAGCCTGAACCTCCGCACGGTCATCGGGGAACTGGAGAGCGGATGTCCGGTAGACGACAACAGGAACATTGGTCTTGCCGGTTTTCGCCCGCAGGTAAGCGTAGTCGGGGTGCGAGTTGTATTCATCGACAGGAACCGTGATGGCCTTGGCATCCGCGCTAGATGCAGGCAACTGACCAGAGACTAGTTCCGGGTAGTGGAGCGGCGATTGAGTCACCCCAACCTCACCGGCATCCGCATTCTGCCAAGCCGCGCCCAGAGAGCCTGGGATGTAGCCGCTATTAGCTGGATTGGCTCCCACCAAACGCTGGAAAATGGAGCCTGCATCAAACGCGCTTTTTGGTGGCTTGGGCAGATCGGCCACTTAGCTCTCCTTGACTACGGCGCGAGGCGGGGACTGGCCACTGGCTTTGCGGCCTGCGGCGTTGACTTGCCCGTTGAGTCCGAGTTGCTCCTGGTAGAGCAGCCGTTCGGGGATGGTACGGACGTTGTCGGGCAGGACGCCGATGTTGGGGATGCCCAGGATCTCCCAGAGGGTAAAGATGTCCATCCAACCGGCGCGGGCCAGTTGCAGGTAGATCATCTTCTGCTCGATCTGAGCCGAGTTCAACCAACTGCCGGGGGAGATCTTGAAGACGAACCGGCGCAGGAATTCCTTCGATCTGTCCCAGCGGGGGAGCGGGCCGCGCAACAGGGCTTCGGGAGTGAGTTCCCCGGTGGTTGCGTTGTAGTCCTTGTCATGGACGTAGTCGGGCAGCATGGAGCCGGGATCGAAGTCGAAGTCGTCCTGCGTTACGCCACCAGGGCCCAGTTCGACCACACGCATGGGCAGGGTATAGAACTGAGAAAAGTTGTAGGCCAACTGCATGGCCAGTTCGCGGGTGAAGGCTTCCAAGATGCGGGAGCGGAAGCGCAGGGCCGGGGTCATCGAGTGCATGATGGCCTCGACGGAGTCGTTGCTGGGGATTTGTTTCAGCGTCATTAGCTGAGACAGATCAGCCGCTCCCGAGAGTTCCTTCATCTCATCCTGAATCCATTTGATGTGGGCCCAGATGGCTTGGTCGAGCGGCGGGGGAGTAACGATCTGGATGCCCTTCCCGGCCAGCGGATTCTGGTAGAGCTTCCAGCCCGAGCGGCGGGTGTCGAAGGCATTGTAGTCGGCGCGGGAGACCGAGTTCTTGTCATGGATCGATCCCGGCTGGGCCACTTGGCTGGCATGATCGTCCACTACCCGCAGGAGCCGGTTCAGTGAGGTTTGCAGGCGCAACAGATCGTGTACCGGGGCCTTGCCGAGCCAGGACCAGGGCTGGGGATTCAAAGTCAGCTTGAGGACCGGGAAGTGGGCGTGCCAGTAGTAGCTGGGGCCATCGTAGAGCTTGTGGTTGGCTACCCAGACGATCATGCGCCGGTTGGGGTAGAGGGCTTCACCGACTTCGACTTTGTAGCTCCAGTTGTTCTGGGCCTTGTATTCGCCGGTCACCTCATCCTTGGCCCATTCGCCCAGGTAGAGCGGCTTGTTGGTGAAGCTTTCACGCATGTCCTTGCGAGTGTTGCGCCGGTCATCTTTCAGGTAGCAGGTGTAGAGGGTGGCGGTAGGGATGCGGGGGAGTTCGGTGTCCGAGGATTTGGCGTTGTTGCGGAACCGCCAGATGGGAGAGAGGACATCGGCGGCTGAGTCGCGCATCTTGTTCAGCCATGTGATCGAGGAGCCATCGGACTCGCTCTTGATATCCAGCCCGTACTTGTCGCGGATGTAGTTGATGGGGACCTTGCGCTTAACGATCACGCCCAGGCAGGACTCGCAGGATTCATAGCCCAAGGGGCGGATGGGCAGGACGTTGCGCGGGTCTTCGGCAATGGCGTCGATGTCCTCCATGTCAGGGTTCCAGAACAGGTGCAGGTAGCCGGTGCCGCCCACTAGGTAGTATTTGATGGCATCGGCCAAACGCAGATCGACGTTGCGCCGTTGATACCAGAAAGTGGCCAGCTTGCCGTAGATCGAGGCGTGCTGTTCAAACCGCCGGTTGGCTACCGAGTAATCCCAGAAGGGCTTGGTGTCGGTCAGCATGGCCGCGAGATCTTCGGAGATCTTGGCAATGCGGTTGGTGCGGGTGGAGGAAAGGACGGCCTTTAAATCGAACTTGGAGGTGGTCTCATCCACCGACATGATGGCGTCGATGGCCGCGCCGATCTGATCGTATCCAGGCTGGGCTTGCAGGAAGGCTTCGGCTTCGGCCAGGGCTTCCGATAACCACTGGAGAGTCGGATCGCCCACGGTGGAGGACTTGGGGTCGGCGGGGTTGAGCGGGGGGATGTTGGGCAGGCGCGGTGGCGTAGGGGGCGCGGCGGTGGCCATATACGGCTAGGTTATCCGCCGCTTACTTAAACTACTTAGTTATACGGGGGGTGTAAGTGCTATTTCACCGGGGCCCCGAATACTCCCCAGCCCAGGATGGCCAGCAGGATGAACATGAAGAAATGCCCGAGGCCGCGAAAGAACGGGTAGGGCTGGCCGGGAACGTATTCGCTCCATGCGCCGAGAGCCAGCCAAACAATCATCAGGACCCAAAACAGGACGGCGAGAGTCATTGTCGTTGCTCCTTAAGTGCTGCCGGTATCGCGTTCTGCGGCACCGGAATTGTTGTAGTTGCTGGCCTCATGCACCAGATTCTTCTTCTTTTCGAGATCGCGGATACCGGCAGCGGTGTTGATGGTTTCCCGGCGGTAACCGGCAGCGGCGAGTTTGGGGTGGATGGGCCGGTCCCCTCTGCCGGGAATCTTGATGTCGCCGGTCTCAGGGTTGGTGAAGACGGTGACCGCTTCCGAGGTGTGGATCGCGGAGTCGCCATGCCAGAACGATCCCAGTTCATGGCCCAGACCGGCGCAGGGATAAGGCCAGTCACCAATCTCGAAGTGCTTGCCGCAATCGGGGCAGATGTTACCAGCCAGCGTAGTCATGGAGTTGCTTTATCACGGTCTCGGTCAACCAGCGGGGGAAGTTGTTCTTGTCCAGGCAGCGGGTCTTGAGGCGGGTCAGCAGGCCCTCTTCCAGGGTGATCTTGACGCCTTCCACGCTGACCGTGTTGAGAGCCTCGACTGCGCGGATCAGTTGCTCTTTGGTCTGCACGTTGCGGCGAAGCAGTTTGGCCAGACGGCTTACCTCGCCCACGGTCAGCACCATGGCCGGTTCATCGAAGGAATCAGTTTGCGGAGCGGGAGCGGATTTGACTGCCATATGAGTGTAAGTTTAACCGTCATCTGTACAGACGGTCCAGCGTCTCAGCCCAATCGGCGCGGATCTCATCGTATTGCATGTCGGAAGTTTGCCAGTCTACTTCGGGAGTGGTGGCTACGATTTCCTGGGTGCGCTCTATGTTCATGCTCCAGGAGTTGGCGATCCACAGAGCTAGGTTGAAGGCGCGAACCCTGTCATCGTGGCCACCGGGATTCTCGCCGTAGTTCTTGTCCAGGTTCATGCGGCAGTCGGCAAACTCTTCAGTCAGCCAGGGCGAGTTGACGATGACGTTATCGAGCACCAAATGGCGGGAAGCCTTGACCCATAGATCGCGATTGGTGCGATTGGAAGCGTGCCAGCCAAGAGCCTTGGTGGGGGTGGCGGGAGAATCGCCGTAGTATTCCCAGCGGAAGTGATTGGTGTAGCCGAGTTCTAGACATTGCTGGAGTGTTCCAGCACCAGGGCCGGGAGAAACCTCGATGATGGTTTTGCATTGGTCCTCCTCCTCGCCCGCGTAGAGTCTACCGAGAGTGTTGATCACATAGGCTAAGTCGAAGGCATCAATCGGTGCGGCGAATTCGGCAACCTGCACATCGCGAATTCCGTTGGCTCCCACCCGGATGACCTCGATAGCTCCGTTGTCGGTCTTGGCGTCTTCCCGGCAGCGGTCATAACGGTTCCAGCCGGTACGGCCTACGCTGGGATCGCAACCGAGGACATAGCGGCGGCGGGGATCGGGCGGCTCCCACATCCAGACGATGCCCCGAGGATCGCCATCGTACTCGCTGGGCTCCATCCTGATTAACTTGCCGCGTTTGCCGATGCTGTAGAGCGAACTGAATGCGCTCATGCGGCGATCCTAGAGGCTTCCACCGCATAGGGCATGCCCAGCCGGGACGTGGAGCGCATCCGCTCGATGACTTCTAGCGGGAGGGCCGAGCGGGTCGAGTGCTGGAAGCTCTGGGCCGGTGTGGCGCAGTAGTTCGACAAGAAGATGTGGAGCGTGTTCTCTTTGCGGTGGAGTTGATACTCGGTCTGCCACCAGTAGAGTTGGTTGCGGTTGAGAATGACTTTCTTCCCGCAGTATTCGGGGCTGGTGCGTTCCACCAGTTCGGCGTGCTCGACGGTGGTCTGGTTGGGGGTCCAGTCTTCCGGGGCACTGCGCCGGTACTTCTTGTCTTCGATGTACCAGGGAGTGAAGATGTAAACCCAGTGCTCGAAACCCTCATGGCGCATGCGGATGTCTTCAGTGAACTCATGCCAGAAGTTGCCCCGGCCATTGGCGGTGGATTCGAGAGCCACAA